CGCTAAAAGCCAATCGGGAGGTCATCTGCGTCCTCGATCTCCTCAAAATTGACATATCCGGGTATCGGCTCATAGCACCGCACAACGCCGTAAGGGGAAATTCTTGCTTTGCCGTTGCCGTTTTGATATTTTTGCCAACCGGCCATGTTTGCCATGATTTGATGTATGGCCTTTGTCTCCTGCGGCGTCATCTTGGATGGCTCCCCGCCCAGCGCCTCCTTGTAGATCTGAGGGACGCAGACGCGGGACAGGTGACAGGTGTCAAGCCATTCCTGGATGATACCCACGCGGGCGTCCTCCTCCACATAGCTGGCGCGGACGGCCTCGGCCTCCTCACGGATGGCGGGCGGCAGGACCAGATCGGGGATGCGGCCAGTGTTCTTGATGGCCTTTTTCACGATCCCCACGGCCTCGCCCCACGCCTGGGTGACATCGCGCCCGAAGGCGTCCTGCATGGCGGGCAGCTTCGCATTGTGCTGAGTAGTGCGCGCCCGGATCGGGAGGAAGCGCCGGTTGCCGGTCTTGTCCGTCATAAACTGAGTATCATTCGCCGTTCCGAAAAAGACGCACATCCGGGGCCTGTTCTCCGTGATTCGCTGATAGGGCGCACGGTAGATGTCGCTTGTAGACGTCAAGAACGACTTGAACGACTCCACCTCTTTGGAGCGTTTCAGCGCCAGCAGTTCGGCGATCTCCACGCCCCACATGCCGCGGAGCTTCTCGGCGGCTTTGTCCCCCTCGATGGTGTTGAAGTTGTCCGTGAACCATGTGTTGTTCTGGAATAACAGCCGCACGAATGAGGACTTGCCGCCGCCCTGGTCGCCAACAATGATCATGGCGTGGTCGAATTTGCACCCCGGCTCATAAATCCGGCAGACAGCGCCCAGCATCATCAGCTTCATGGCCTCGGCCTGGTATGGAGTGTTGTCCACATCGAGGTACTTCGGCAGGAGTTTTGCAATGTGGCCCTCCTTCCTGTCCCATTTCTGATAGACGCTCTCCAGATAGTCCATGACGGGGTTATAGCGGTGATGCGAGACCACGTTGTTGAAGGCGGCTATGAATTGTTCTTTGTTCTTCAGGCCGTAGTGCGTTTCGATGTACTCCCGCAGTTCCGTGTCATCGAAGTTTGACCACTCCCGCTCACGGGTGGATTTGTTCCAGGGCAGTTTCCCGCAGACGAATGCGGAGTAGGCCAGTTCGTTATAGCGGATTTTTCCAAACAGGGCCTTGTCAAACTCAATGGCCTCGGTCATATTGGAGATGGTCTGCATGGGCTTGCCGTTGTCTGCGATCTTGATGAATGGCTCATGCCAGCCGTCCACCGGTTCGCCGTCCTCATCGTAGAGGATGGGCTTTCCCTTTTTGTACTTGCCCAGGACATACTTGACCTTTTGGATCACATAGTCGTCTTCCAGTGGCGGCTTGAAGTTCTGCCGGTTGTGGGCCAGCGCGCCCGCCTCTATGAGGGCATCGGAATAACCGCGCTCCTGCATGGAGCAGATGATCTTGAAAAGGTCGTTGTCCCTCGCACCCTCCGTGGTGGTGGCCGGGATGATAAACTCCCCTCCCCGCCCGGTGGAAGTCGGCGAGACCTCGCTCTGCTCACAGGCCCGAAGCAAGCGCCGGACGTTCTCATCAGCCGGTGCCAGGTCGTAATCGTCCGGGTCATCTTCCCAAAAGTATTTGTTGCCATTCGGATGGACGGAAGGCGGGGCCACGACATAGCCGCCCTCGCCGCGGACGTCAATGCAATCGAGGAATTTGACGTGGTTTCGGACATCATCGCCCGGCGCGAGGTAGTACAGATGAGCGCCCCCGCGCCCGGTTATGGCCCGCCACGTTTCGGGCAAGCGTCCGTTGTGGCGTTCCCATTCGCGCAACTCTGCGAGGCCGTCAATGCCCTTGTTCTGGTCCACATCCAGGTCAATGACCACCAGACCGGCGTTGATCTGGCCGGTGACGATGCCGACATTGGCATCAGGAAAGGTCTTCCACCACAGATCTATCTGCCTAGGATCCCGGCTTGCATCGTGGCTCCCGTGGTTGGTGTACGGGCTTTTTGTCTTTGGGTTCACGGGGATGACGGCAAGGCCAGCTTCGGCGTACTTTAGCGCCCATTCGTGGATCTCGGTCAAGCATCATCAGCCCCTTTCAAGTAGTGTTTGGATAATTCCTGCGGCCTGTTCCGGTTCGCAGAAAAGAAACGTGCAGCCATAGCGCTCCTGCATGGTCTTCATGGCGCGTTCAAGGCGATCCCCGGTGATGGCCTTTGGGGAGTAGATCACACGCGGATTCACCCACAGATGGACATCATCCACGGTGCGGATGCCATAGCGGTTTTCCACGAGGAAGTACAGTTTGCACCCGGCATCCTGCGCCGCTTTGCACTCAGCGGCAAATCTGCGGTGGTCGCTGCCGATGTTCCCGGCGATTTCGTCCATATCGCGCTTCGTGTCCACCGCCACCGTGGGGACGTTTGCGTAGTCCCCGAACGGCAGCTTGCAACGGATGACGCGGATGCCGCGCTCTTTGAATCCATCCGCTTTGATGGTGTGTTCTCCCGGCTTTTGCCGTGTGTCCTCAATGATGGTCATGAGGATCACGAGAACGGCAGATCTGAATCATCCCCGCTGGAGATGTTGGAGAAACCGCTGGAGGTGGGCGCCAGGGTCTTTTTCTCCGGGACTTTGAATTTCCCGGCCCGGATTTCCTCCACGCTCTTTTCGGTGACGCAGTATAGGCGGGTGCGGATGGTGCCATCGTTGCCGGTGTACTCCTCCTCACCCAGCACCATGCCGATCAGCTTCCCGGTCAGCGTCTTCTCATCGGCGTTGGTGTTGCCGTCAAACAGATAGCCGGGATTGGATTTGGTCACGCAGGAGCAGAAGCGCTTGAACATGGGGAGCGCCGTCTGCTTGTACGACTTGTAGAGCTTGCCGCCCCACCCCCATGTGGGATTCGCCCGGAAACGCTCCTCGTAGTAGTGGGCATACTCGCCCTCCTCTATGTCGTACTGCACGAGGATATAGGCGCGATCTTCGACATCCTCCGCGCTGATGATCTTGCAGATGTAACCGCCCGCGGGGAGCTTCGTGCTGTTGCCGGCCTCCTGGACGTTGGAAAGGTCGATGGGTTTCATAAACTGTAATCCTCCTTGTCAGACTTCGGGCATCATCCAATATGCCCGGATGATTTTATCGACCGCATAAAGGTCGTTGTCGATGTAGTCCTCCTCGAACATGGCCATGGGCGTCTTCACCGTGTCCATGCCGCTGTTGTGGGTGGAGAAGTAATACTTGCCGTCCTTGACCACGGTCTTCAGGACGTTGGTGCAAAGCCCCTCCAGGGTGACCTTTTCGTCCAACAGCTTCCCGATGGTCTTAAACTTCTCATTGCCGTTGGCATCCAGTTCCGAATGCCCCAGCAGATAGACCGTCTTGTCCTCCGGGAGCGCGATGCACTCTTTCATGAGGTTGAAGACGTTCAGCGCCAGATCGGTAAACTTCTGGTAGCCCTGCACCTTCGCATTCCGCATAAACTCATCCGTCATGAGATAGGTGAAGTCATCAATCACGATGATTGGCGGGGCATCCTCCCCGTGGATGAAAGCGGTGATCTTCGCATAGTCATCCGTTTTCGCCGTCTTCATGGGATTTCGGAACGGGAGCGGCTTTCCACTCACGTTGATAACTGCCGTCTTGTCGTGGGGAAGATTGCGGAGGCTCGTGCTTTTGCCCGTGCCGCTCTGCCCGTAGACAAGTGTTAAAATTGCCATGCTATATCCTCCATTTCTCTGCGGCCTTCCGCAGAAGTCGCTCGTATTCAAACGGGTCAAGCCCCATCGCCTGCAACAGGGCCTTTTCCTCCTCATAGCGCCGCAAGCGCTCAGTGTACGTCATGCGTGGACACTGCTTTTTCATGTGTTCACCCAATCCCAAGCGTCCACCGCTGAAAGACACTCCTCACAGCCCACAATCTCTCGATCCTTATTGACGTGGAATGTGTCGCAGGATGCCCCGCAGATGGGGCAGCGCGGTTCGATGGGGTCCGGCTCGGCGGGCGGGTCAATGGGGCGTTCTGGTACGTTCTCCATCATTCATCACCCCCACATACTGGTATAAAGTCTGTTCCCCATGGCAATGTTCATATCAAAGTACTTGCCACTCTTTGATTTATATGCAACGCGCCGTGGGATGCCGTTGCAATAATCGTACATAGCCGCCTGCACATTACATGAAAGCATGGTTTCTCGTTCAAACTTGAACTTTGTACCCTTCCACGCCAGAAGCTGATTCCTCAAAACAATAGCGGCACTTCCCCCGACATCATCTACAAATCCACTATTTACAGACTCAAAGAAATGCCCGATTTTCGTTTCAGAAACCCCATTCTCATACGCGCACATAGCGGCGTGAATGCTTTGACTGTTCATAGTCAGAGCGCTTCCTCTTTTAACCCCTTTGTTGCATAAATCACCAACAACATAAATTGATGGGTGCAAATCCAAAAATCTAAGTTTCTGCTCTGTGGAGAGAATGTTTCTAATTGCACCAAACCCATTAACAAATGCAAAGTGAACATTCGCCACAGCAAGATGTCTCGCTCGGACACCTGTTCTCTGGTACTCGCTTCTACCCCGGTTATCATCAATGTGCTTTTCCCCGTCTTTTTTAATTCCATATACCACAAGACAAGGGACAGTGATTCCCGCCTTAATAATGGCGGTCAGGCGATGATGTCCCTCAACAAGAACCCCATCAACATTAAATCCGATTCCATTTGTCCCGGGACTCCAATCACCGTTGATGATATCGCTCATAATTTGTTCAACTCTTTTCTCATCAACGATCTTTTTGGAACCTTTCCACCTCGGATTCCCCTCGCTTTTGGCTAACCACTCTGCCGCCATGCTGGGTGTTACATAAACGATTTCCGCGCTATACATTGAATTAATCCTTTCTCCGTGCTATAATCACGGTAGCCCATATGTTTCTTGCGGCCTTTGGATGTTACCGGCATCCGGGGCCGCGCTTTTTATTCAGCGGTGACCACCATCACCCCCTCGGCGATCTGCTCAGATAGCGCCATCACCTGAGTGGCGTAGCTGGAGAC